TCTAATGATTCTCCCATATGGGTGGATGAAGGTGATACGATACAATGTGTAGCATCTGCTAATAGTGACCTTAATGCAGTATGTTCATTTACATTATTTGCTGACTAATGTCTTTTAATTATCCCTTTTATAAATCACAAATAGGCACTGCTACGGCCATGTCTCCGATAACGGATGGGGGCGTTAAAAAAGTATTTCACGGATTCCCTAGCACTGAATATTTAGTCTCAAATAATTCTTATAGTGGGTCTGCACAATCAGTCTCTAAAGACATGAGCTATTCATCATCTAGATCTATAAACGCTGGTTTTAATCCATATACTGGCAATGCCCTTACCCCGTCTGGGAATAGATACTCTTGGAGCGATTGGTCTAGTGACGTTTTTGATGCGTGGGGCGATTTTAATATCTTTAATCCAGCAACGAATACGTCTGAATACATTCAGTTTTCTACCATTAATGGTCCAGATGGGACAATTTACTCCGAAACGCAAACCATGCATAGCAAGACCTTTGAAATAAAACATGGGTATGTAGCACAAGGAGTTTTTAAACTAGATATTGCTTGTACAGATTCAGCATTTACTTTTTGGATTAGCCATTGGGGGAATATGGGGTCTGATGGCTCCACACAAAATACTAATAACACATATACGTCAGCCAGTTGGGGAAATTTATTTTGGAATTTCAATCAGCAAGCAGGGTCAAGCTCTGAAGTATTTTCAACGTATTGCATCCCGAAATTAACAACTATTAATAACCAAGGTAATTGGGGCAATGCGATTTTCTTTTCAGGCATAAGCGGTAACGACAATTTAGCTCTCTGGTATGGACCCTTAACGCATGGGGCAACGATTTATTACGCAAAAAGCAGTAACATTTCATCGAATGTGGCGAATGACATAGTGAAAACCACAGGGAGTTGGTACTAATGAGAAGGAATTTTGGTTTTATTGGCGGTGGGTTTAAAGAAGCTAATTTAGATGTTTCTTATGGCATAGCTGATCTGCACGATAATAGATATTGGCAAAAACAAACCCTCTGGCCTAAAGTAAAAACTGTCGACTCGTTATCTGTTAGTAGCAACACAGTTACAGAAGCCGAACATACTCAAATTACTATTAGTGGCACGACCACAGGCTTTGCCAATAACGATTTAATTTATTATAAATTTGTGACAGTAGATGGAGCTACTCCAATAGATATTGGCACTTCTACAAAGGGAACAGTAGCAGTCGATATAAATGGGAATTTTACCCTTCATCTTGGCACTAATGCAGATAATGATTCCCATTTTCGGGGGGATCAAATCAACATTGAAATTTGGAATGCAAACTGGGTGTCTTACATTGGCCCCTCAACGTCCGTCACAGTGAATGATACTAGTGGGATTAATCAGTTTCATGCAACGTCACTGTCAGGAAGTAATGCTCTATCTAATGTTAAAGATAAATCCTATCAAACGCATACTTTCCCAACATATGGGCATCCTAGTGGCAGTCAAATTGCAGTGGGTGGATTCAACTGGCAGGATTTTGGGGATGATATTTTTGACAACTGGGGCTTTTGGCATTTTTGGCATCCTACACATGGCGTAGCTGAAATAAACCAGACCACAAAAGGGGAATATGCCTACAATAGTAATTTTGAGGATGATACAAATGTATCAGTATCAGCTTCCTCTTGGACAAATTGGGTAACTGAAGGGTCTGATGGCACAATTAATACTGTATATTTCGTTGCAGATTTTAACTCAGGGACTGATATCAATAGCTCCCTAAGAAAGCACGTTAAAATGCAATATGGCTATTGGAAGCAAGGTATCTACGCTATGCTAATAACTTTTGCTGATTACACTTGGCCTTTTAGATTCGTAATGGGCGGTAATATGGGAAGTGATAGCCAAACAGTAAATAGCAATCAATCTGGAACTTATACCTCTTCTAATGGTATTAACTTTACTTTGTACGGCAACTACAATTATCAAAATAATTCATCTACTGAAATTTTCTCTACTTATTTCATTAATAGATTAGAAAGCCAAAATGCATCTATCAACAGAGGGATTAGTGGAGATAATTTATATTTATGGACAAATGAAATTAAAGGCGGTGTGGACTGTTATTTTTGCAAAGGGGCTTGGTCTACATTTGCACAAGGTATTGCTTCTTCAACAACTAGAACTGTGCAAGCAATAAATATGTTTTAAAACTAAACAGGGTCAAAATGAAATACTATTCGATAAATAAAGGTTATCCAACATTACAATTACCAAGTAGGATCAGAATGCCAGATTCCACTACAAGGACTGATCTTGAAAGTTACACTGATGAAGAATTGAGTGCAGTCGGGATTGAAGTGGTAGATGCACCACCATCTTTTTCCGAATGGGACAAAAGAGCCAATTGGTACGAAACTGAATGGCGCATTGAAGATATTCCTTCTGATGAAAGAGCAAAAACATTAAATGAAAAGTGGATAGCTATAAAGCAACAAAGGAATGACTTTATAGATAGGTGTAGTGCTTTAATAGAAAAATATAATTCTGAACTTAGGAGAGGAGTCACGCCTACAATTGATATTACTAAAGTAGACGAATACATCGAAAAACTTAGGCAAATACCACAAGAGCAAACCGACCCATTTAGTATTCAGTGGCCTAGCTTGGAGTACAAAATATAGATGTTTGGACATAGTTCATTTTCAGAAGCACCTTTTTCTTCAGAGCCATTTAGGATCTTAGAAGCTTCATGTTTCATGTCGGCTCAGTCTAGTGCCACGTCTTTCGCAAAAAGAGTGCGTCTTGATAACCCCACAGTGGCATCCAATCTCTCTATGACTTGCAACGCCAACGCAACGTATGACGAATCTGCAACATTTGCTATGCAGACTACAGCGAGTTCAGATACAATTCGGATAAGGACAATTTTCCCAGAAATGGGAATGGATACAAATACTTCTCTTTCAGTCAAAAGGATTAGATTAGGGGCATCAACAGCGACTACGGATCTTGCATTATCTTCACAAATATTAAGAACAAGAAATTGCACTATTACCTCATTGTCCCAATCTGAAATTATTGGGACTTTAAGATACTTCTGGGAATTAGAAGATATTACTTCTGAAAGCTGGAATACACTTTCAATTACAACAGAAAACTGGACACCAGTGTCCACAACGAATGAAACGTGGGCAAATAATAACCCACCACCTTATGGGTATTAAAAAAGGAGTAAGCCGTGGGAACATTTAACAGTAATTCTTATATTTTGCCCGTTGTTGGGGGCAATTCTGGAACTTGGGGTGGTCTGATCAATACTGCACTTGGGGTAGTAGATGCAGATTTTACTTCTATTGATACTAGAATAGACACCTTAGAAGCAGTAACTCATGTAACAGCTTTTACTGGGTTATCTGATACGCCATCTAGTTTTACTACAAGCGCATATTTGAGGGCAAATAGTGGCGGAACTGCATTAGAGTTTGTCAATCCATCGATTACAGAATTATCAGACACACCTAGTTCACTGGGCGGTGCAAACCAGATTCTAAAAATGAATAGTGGGGCTACCGCATTGGAATGGGCTAGTGATGAGACAGGATCTGGTGTTAGTGGGATTTCTAATTTAGTCGAAGATACAACCCCACAACTTGGGGGCGGTCTGGATTGCCAGAGTAACGCTATTACAAGTGCAGGGTCTTTGAATGGTATTTCAATCCCTTCCAGTGGTGGGACGTTAGCTAAAACTGCCGACATTTCAAACCCAAGCGTTTATGACAGTAATTCATATAGTTTCACCGCAGGGACAACAGAAACGAAAAATCATGGTTTAGGGGCAAAACCAGATCTTCTTCAATATTATATTGTCTGCACCACAGGCGAACATGGTTATGTTGTGGGGGATGAAATTGCAATGCCAGAAACAGTTTCAGATGCCAGTTATGGTGCAACTTTATACATTCCAAATGGGTCAACTTCACAAGTAGGGATTGTCTACCCTTTCGGTGGCTTATTCCAAATTAATAGAAAAGATACTTCAATCGGGGCTGTTGTTGCGACAACTGCTGGAAGGTGGAATGTAAGAATTAAGGCGGTTAAATTTTAATGGCAATTATACCTTTAAAAATTCCTGAAGGGATATATAAAAATGGAACTGACAACCAAGGCGCAGGGCGGTGGACTTCTGCAAATTTAGTACGTTTTTATGAAGACTCCATACGCCCCGTTTTAGGATGGCGGTTCTGGGCTTATGTTGACAGTGGATACTCTGACCAAAGATGCCCCAGAGGTATCCATGCTTGGCGTAACAACGGGGGAAGTCGTTTTCTTGTTGTTGGGCAATATGATAAAGTCTATGCCTATACTGTTTCAGCGAATAAAGCAGATATTACCCCGTCTGGGATGGTCACAGGACGTTTAAAAGCAGAAGAAAATTTATCTTATGGTGGGGGTACATATGGTTCGCAGACGTATGGGACGCAAAGAACTTCTGCTGGAGATGGTTCTGGTCACTTGCCAGCAACAATCTACCATTTCGATAATTGGGGCGAAGACTTGCTTTTTATGCATACGGACGATGGCAAGCTCTACCGATGGGAGCTTGACCATACAACCCCGACTTTAGCAAGTCAGGTAGTCAATTCCCCCACTTCATTGAAAGCATTCGTCACAACTGAAAACAGATTTGTCATGGCTTGTCAGGCCAGAACTATTAATTGGTGTACTCAAGAAAATATTACAGATTGGACTCCATTATCTACTAATTCAGCAGGCAGTTTTACGTTAAATACAAGCGGAACAATTCAGTCAGCTACACGGGTACGGAAACAAGCCTTTTTTATAACTGACGAAGATTGCTGGGTTGCGAATTATTTGGGTAGCCCTTTTTACTGGGGTTTTGAACGGGTGGGGTCAACTGGCATTATTTCCCCTAGAGCGTTTGCTAATGTAGACACAGGATGTATCTATATGGGGCATAGAGGTTTTTACTTATACAATGGTCAATTACAAAAGATAAATTGTGAAATTGCCGACTTCTTTTTTGATGATCTTAATAAAACAGAATCTGGGCAAATCTATGCAGTGACCAATAGGCAATATTCAGAAGTCGTTTGGTTTTACCCATCAACTTCAAGTACGCATTGTAACAAATATATTTCTTGGAATTATGAGAAAAATGTTTGGAGCGTAGGCGAATGCGAAAGATCTTGTGGCGTGGATAGGGGAGTTTTTGAATTACCGATTTATGCATCCTCTTTAAGTAAAACAGACGCTGGCACTGGGACTCCTGTCCCTGCAAGTGTAATGCTTTATGAGCATGAAGTAGGCGTTTCATATCCAGAAGCTGTGGGAAATACAGCAGGCGTACCATTTTTGGAATCTGGAGATATTGATTTGGGTCAGGATAAAATATTACATTTAACAAAATTGATCCCAGATGAAGCTAATTTGGGTGATGTGAATATTAAATTAAAATCAAAATTATACCCAACTTCCTCAGAAACTACCCACCCATCTTCAGGGTCTTATTCATCTACAAACCCAACCCCAATAAGAGTTTCAGGCAAACAACTAAAAGTGCGGTTTGAAGCGAATACATCCCAGCCATCAGATTTTCGCATTGGTACATTTAGAATGGAAGGGAAAGCAGGGGGTGGTAGATAAATGAAGATTGCCCCACCACCAGTGACTTATGATCAAAATTACGAAATAGAACGAAATAGAGAAATCGAACTAACGGACTCAGACAACCAAAAAAGAAACACTGACATTATTTTGACAAGTGCTAATGGCAGTCGTTTCAAACTAACAATCGATAATTCAGGAAATTTATCAACAACGTCTGTTTAATGTTAGAAAAATATCGTGAACTTTTAGAACGTGCTTTGCGCCATTGCGGAGATACACATACTTTTGAGGATATCCAAAAGGGTGTGGCTTCGGGAGATATGCAGGCATGGGAAGCTGATGATAATGGTATAATTATCACAGAAATTGTGGTATATCCTAAGAAGAAATCATTAAACATTTTTCTCGTGGGACTAGAAACTAGACAAGGTTTTGCTCAATTAAAGAAGATGGAAAAGGCATTGTGCGAATTTGGTAAAATTATGGGTTGTCAATCAATGACAATTTTAGGGCGAAAAGGATGGACAAAACTTCTGCCTGAATTCGGATTTGATATTCAACACTTCAAAATGGAAAGGACACTGTAAATGGGCGGTAGTTCAAAAACAGAAACTAGGGAAAAGCCTGCACATATTGTAGAAGCGGAAAAAGACGCTCTTGCAATGGCGAATTATCTTAGCAAGCTTGGGTATATGCCAAGAACTGGCGTACAGATCGCTGGATTGTCTGATAGGACATTAGATAGCATGAGAGGTACTAATTCAGGGCTAGAAGCCTTTGGATTACCAACGTCTGATGTGACAGCCAATATTCCGCAAACAACGACTAGTGCAAGCGGAATCGAGGGCTACACAACAACATCAGGATTAGACGAATTGATTGCGACTATGCAAAAAGATCGTCCAGCCCAGTACAAGTATATTATGGACATGTTCATCAACCCAGTAACTGGGGAAATGCCTAGTGGTTCTCCTTTTAATGCAAATTCTGCAACGACAGCTTCAACGGGTGATGAAACAATGGACTATATCCAAAACGCCCACCACAACGACATTAAAGGGTATGAAAAAGATGCTTTTAATGAAGCCCATCATAAAAATGTATCCAATGCAGATACTTCAGGGAGATATGCCAAATTGTACTATGATGGAGATCCCAGTGGCTACATAAACCCAATAGACCAAATTTTTGGGGGCTACAGCAAAAAATATGACATGAGCAAAGATTAGGAGATCGATATGGCAGGGTCAGACCAAAACGTATATCAAAATGTAGCCACAGGAATGCAGAATGCTGGTACTGGGCTTAATAACGCTATGGGATATCAGCCTATGAATGTCAATGTAGCTGATAGAGATATGGGGAAATATCTTAATCCCTATACTCAAAATGTCATTGATAACACAATGACCACATTAGGTGATGCTAATAAAATTGCTAACCAGCAAATTGCAGATAAAGCAGATTCAATGAATGCTTTTGGTGGTAATCGCATGGCAGTACAGCAGGGAATCCAAAATGCTAAATTTGGTGAACTGGCTACGAATATGGCATCTAAATTAAATGAGGCCAATTATAATCAGGCATTAGCTAATACGCAGTTTGATCAAACGTCCCAACTACAAGCTGATTTAGCCAACCAGACCGCAGGCTTAAATGCAAATCAACAAGGTATAGCTGGTGCATCAGCATTAGGACAACTGGCTAATCTTGGTTTTAATCAAGGGCAAACTTTACAAAATCAGCAAGCTCAACAAGGGGCTTTAGTGCAGGCTTTAAACCAAGCCATATTAGATGCAGAAAATGCACAAGTTGAAGGGTTCTTGGGACAGCCTAATAATGCTTTTGCCCAACTTCTCGCTGGCCTTAGTCCATTGACAGCAACCGCACCTTCATCATCAACAACATCAAAGCAAAATAGCATATGGGATATTTTGGTAGGAATTGGCAAAGCCTCGCAATAATCTTAGGGAGTTTTTTTACTATGGGAATGTCAGACAATGTCAATTTAGCATGGAAGTTGTTTGATAATCTTGGCTATTCAGATGTGGCAAAGTCTGCACTATTAGGTAATGCCATGCAAGAAAGCTATGCCGAATTGCGTCCTAAAGCTTATAACAAAAACGAAGATGCATTTGGAATTTTCCAATGGCGAGACACTAAAGGGAAAGGGTGGGATAGCCCACGGATTAAATGGCTAAAAACTTACGCTAATGAAAAAGGTCTAAAGATTGACGATATTAAAACGCAAGTTTTGTTTGCTGATTGGGAATTGAAAAACAAATTTAGAGGAACGTATGATAAACTGGTTAATGCTAAAGATGTGGCAGAAGCGACTAGATTGGTAGATTCGGCCTATGTTTATTCTTCAGGTGAATCTATTAAGCCCCGTATTAAAAATGCAAACCAAGTTTTGAAAAACTTTGCAAATTTTAATCCTGATACTGAATTAGGGACTAATGAAAATCCCGTAAATTTGGAAGAAATTCTAGTTAAAAACAATACGGAAAATCTTAATGTAATCCCCACCAAAAATAACCAAGAAAATGTAAATGTACCAAACATAAATAACATTTTACCACTTCCTAATTCTATGCAAGAAAAACTTATAAAGGCAAACTACACAGGTGAAGACATGGCTATAAACAATTTAGGGTTTTCAGATAGCCCAGAAACTGGAACAAAACAAACTCTGATTGATAAATTTAAAAAATATGCTTCAGATCCTGATAATTTTGGTGACTTAATGGGTAGAATAGGGTCTTTTGCCAATCAGCTACGTTTAGAGCCTGACGATGATTATGATCGACAAAGAATTGAAGGGAGAGAACTAAAGCTTCAAAGAGAACAGCAAAATAGAACTGCTGATGTAATAGAGCAAATGGGGTATCCAGAATTAGCTGATATGATGCGGTCAAACCAGATTACTGGGGGTCAGGCTTTAACTTTTATTAAAGGTAAGGAAAGTGTCCCAAGTGATTTAAAAACTTTTCGAATGCTGATGGAAAGCGGTAATCTTCCCGAAGGAACAACTTTCGCAGATTGGAAAGCAAAAACTCTTGGAACAACCAGTAATTTTAGAGAACAAGAATTATTCAAAATAGATGTGGATAGATACAAAACATATTCCGAAGCAAATGCAAATCTAGGAGAACAGAAGATACAATTAGATTTGATGGAATCTTTGTTAGAGGATGGCATCTATTCAGGTGGATTATCAAATTTACAACTGGGAGCTTCAAAACTAGCTGAATCTTTAGGTCTTTCTAGTAATGAAACCCAAGACATAATTTCTAATACTGAAAATTTCATAGCATATTCCAACAGGGTTGTTTTAGGCATTATGGGTGGCTCTTTGGGTGTTGGCTTCTCAGATGGTGATCGTAGATTTACTGAAGATCAAGTCCCTAATATGCTTACCACTAAGCAAGGGAATGCAGAGTTAATTGGCTACATGAAAGAAGCCATTAAAAGGAAACTTGTGATGAAAACAGAGATGGAAAATTATATAAGAGGTGGAACAAGAAAAGGCTGGAATGGCGAAATGAAAGATTATTCAGGTGGTCTGAATGCTTTTGACCTTTGGGCTTATAACTTTGCAGAAGATAATCCAATATTTCCAGAAATAGAGGATATTTAAATGGGTACAGTCGTTACAATAAATGGAAAAACAGTCTATTTAAAATCTGATAATGTAACTATAGATCAGGTCAAAAACTCAGAAGGACTAAAAGAAAAGTATAAGTTTGATCCTTCGACAGTAGAAGTAAAAATAATGTCAGGATCTCAAGCTCAATCGGATGATCTTGAAGAAGCAGGGATTCTACAAACAGTAAAAACAAAAGCTGGGTCTTTTGCCAAATCTGTCAAAGATTTTATGACTTCTGAAAATCGAGATCCAAATGTAATGACCATCGATGATTTGCCAGTAGCTCAAAATGCCAATTTAAAAGCATTAAAAGAGCAATACGGGATGCCAGATTCTCAAGCTGGTTCAGTCAAAGATTTCTTTCAGGAATTATTTCAACAAACTGTCAGTGAGGACAGTGCGGAAAATGCAAAGACAAGATTAGAAAATATCAGAGAAGGATCTGGATCTGATGTTCCTAAAACTGAATTTGATAAAAAGCTGGCAAAGCTAAGACTTCAGCTAACGATCCCAATGTCAGATGAAAAACGTAAAAACGCTATTTCCAATATTCATAAAGATACCAAATTTGGTAAAGATGAATCAGGGAATATGACCATAACTTGGAATATGCCTGATGAAAACGGGAAATTAAAAGACTTCACATTTTACCCAAATCCAACTGGTCTTGATGAAACTGATATTATTCAAGCAAGCACCGCAGTCTTGGCTACATTACCAGCAACAAAAGTTATTAAGGCCATAGGATTACCCATAGCAGGGTTCACTGGCGGAACACTTGTGGGGTCTACATCTGGGGTTGCTACTGGTGGTCTGGGTGTTGCGTCAGGGATGATAGGTGCGGAAGATAATAAGCCAGTAGAATGGACACCAGCACAAGATGCTGTTTTAGGCGGTCTTTTTGGTGGCCCCTTTCAAAAGGCTGGAGAAGTTGTTTTATCCCTTGCTAGAGGAGCATTAAGCAAGGCTGGGAGCATCTTTGCAACAAATGGCAGTTTAAGGACAGAAGTGAGAGATGGGCTACGACAGATGGGATTTTCAAGCGAAGAAATCGCTGGCATTAAAGGGGCTGTTGTAAAGAAAATGAATGAATTGGTGACGAAGAAAGTAGATCCACAAACAGCATCTTCTTTCGGAATGTCCCAGAACTTGCCAGAGCCTATCCCTTTATCACGGGGGCAAATGAGTGGGAATAAAGCTGATCAGGTTTTTGAAAAGCAAATTGAAGAAGGATTTTTTGGAGAAGGGGCTGGAAAGAATGCTATGGAAGTGCTTCGTAAAAACCAGTTTGATGCAATCGAAGGAAATATTGGGAAATTACAAGATGAACTTGCTGGGGGTAACCCAACTATTTCAAGAGGGCAAGGTGGAGAGGATGCACAAACAGCTTTAGTCGCAAAGAAAGGCGAAGAATATAAAGTAGCGGATGATTTGTATATAAAAGCTAGGCAACAAGAGCCAGTGACTGTGGATTATGATGATCTCTCAACAATGTATAAAGGGGTTTATGATAGATTTGATGAAAGTTTTGGTAACATTTCTGCCCCTAAAACTGGGCAATTTGTAGAGCAATTAAAAGGGGTAGATACCTTAAAAGAGATTTTTGCAATTCGGCAAAAGCTAACTGCTTTTTCAAATAGTGCTTCAGATGGGACAGAGCGAGGGGCAAGTGGTGCAGTAGTTAGTACATTGGACGATCAATTAGATCAGATTGTTACAAAAATATTTAATGAAGAATCTTTAGCAAAAGGCTCAATGTCGCAAGTAAGTGATTCAGTGAAACAATGGTTTACTGCTATTAAAGGCTACAAGGATTATTCAAATAAGTGGAACAGCAAAGGTAGCTTGCTTAAAGTTCTGACAACTGGGAAAGGTGACAAACTCGATGTAAGTGCGGAATCTGTTACCAATAAAATTTTCACAATGAATGCAGTAAGTTGGTCTGGGAAAACGAATTTCTTTAGATCTCTGGAAGAATTAAAAGGGGCTTTGCCTGCACAAGAATGGAATAAAATTCAGCAAGAAGCTTTTATTAAAATTATGGATATGGGGAAAAATAATAAAGGTTTTTCAGGAGCAAATTTTGCGAAGAAATTTGAAGAATTAAAAGATCAAGCTCCAAAGTCTATGGACATTTTGTTTGGAAAAGAAATGCTGACTAGAATGACGCAATTTTCCAAGATTGCAGAAAAGGCTACGACTTCAGCCAAGAACACTTCCAACAGTGCATCTAGTTTACTAAATATGCTGTGGATGGGAATGGGTGGTCAAAAACTTGCAGTGGTTATTCCAGCCCTTAATACTCAATACAAAAATATTGCCAGCATGAGGGGGTCAAATCGTATCAATTACGATAAGTCGATGCTCACCCCAAAAGGGAAAGAAACGAATACCACGGGCGGTGGTTTAGGCGGAGCATTTGGAGTATCTAGAGAAGAAGAAAACGATCCTATTGTTAATTCGCCAAGGTTCTAATCATTTGATATATGGCGTTCTGATGTTCCCGTGGCAGTAAATTATAGTTTTTAAGGATTTCAACCGATTCCCTATCAAGCTCAACTTCTGGCTTATGTGATCCCTCAATCTTTTTAAATGCTTCAGATGGCGTAAAGTCTAGCTCTTGTGCCAGTGCAAAAAAGCGTTCTATTAGGATGCCAGAAGTACCCTTTTCATATTTTTGAATTTGCTGAAAGCTGATGCCAATTTTCTCAGAAAGTGCTTCTTGAGAAAGCCCTTTGGAAAGTCTTGCTTGTTTAAGGTATGCACCTAATTTTGTCGGGATGTCGTTCATTGGTTCAATCTTTTTTCTAAGTATTGAACGAAAAAACCCCCTATGTCAAGTTGGGAGGAAGTAAGACATAGGGGGCTGGAGGGAAAGATGAACTTTCTATTGAGGTACTTATATTAG